GGGGAGAGCAAACGAAGCCGAACAGAGTCAGGACGCACATCTCATGGCGCACCTAGTATCCTGCAGGCGGATAGTAAGGGGTGGCTAGGGAGGATAGCTGCTCAAGTGGCTAGTCTCGAAAGACAAGAAGCCCCGGGTACTTACCCCGGCAGAGAACATGCACGCTTTTCCTCACCACTACTCTTGTAACCTCGTTCCTTTTCCATCATTTCTTTTCATACCGAGCGCGGCCAAACCCGTCGCATACTCGATTGGCAACCACACTCGTCGCCGGTTCCGCGAGACGAAACGCCTATACTCCTGTTCCCCCAGCCGGGGCGACAAGAACCTTCGAGCGTTCCGCGGAGACAATCCTAGAAGACGAGCTTTCTTCTTCATCCGGCAGCGAAGGCCACTAGCCGGATAAGATAAACCACTATGAGAAATAGCGTTCATCCACTCTTTCTGGACGTCTCGTACATCGCCTTTCGAGAATGGAGACCAGGCCGCAGCCACAAAGGCTGGTCCTATCTCCTTTTGTAATTCTCTCATTTCCTTTGTTATTTTATCCACCCTACGAAGCTCCCAGCCGGGGGGCTTACGTTCCTGTTCAAGGAACGTTGGCTTAAGTGGAAGAGGCTTCTCACACCCTTCCACAAAAGACAAGTAGTAACACTCCCGATCCCATAATGTGGCCTTCATGAGATCGTCGCGCGATGGATTCAAACCTAGCCCTCGAGTACAGGACCTGCCAGACGCAAATATCCATCGGGAGTTCCAACGAAGGAACGAAACCCGACAATATGAGCGGCGAGCACCTGTAAATCCTGGAGCAAAAGAGCCCCACCGTCCGGCAAGAGTCTCGACACCCCCACAATCCTTTCTAAACCCGAAGGCCGTCGATCGAATCATGGGAACCAACTCAACACCTTTCGGCTTGGATCGGAATAACGTGGAGTTGAGACTAAAGAATCTCCCATCAACCAACGTTTTTCCTCTCGACAAGACCAGTCCGGCCCCTCTAACCCCTTCCATCCAACGATCGATAACACACCGAGGTGCGCGGAACACGATATCGTCGCCGTTGATCCTAACCGGACAAAAGTCCGGCGAACCGACACCGCCAGTACCACTATAGTATCGAAATGCCAAGTAGTTGACGATGCAAAGAAGAGGAAAAGAGAGGAGGTTTCCCATCAACTGTCCGCGCCTCTGCCGAACAACCGGGCCATCTTTAAGTGAAAACATAGTTTCCAACATAAAGAAGGCAGAATCGGAAATTCCACGAGGTACCGAAGTGGCATTTTTCAGTATCCCCCGAAGGATCAACTGAGAAATTTCCTGGCTTAGATTATCAGTGGCAGACTCATAATCTCCGCTACAGAAAGACTCCCCGGGGACGGCATAAAACTCATCGGCAAACCGACTCGCTTTAGCGTCCCCGCGGAGAAGCCACTTCTTGCGACTAATGTGGTTATAGATCGCGGTATGTAAAGGTCGAAATAGATTCATCTCGGCATCGCCGACAGAAACTATACGATACTTACCCGCCGTCTCGACCGCAGCTATGCGGGACGGACACAAACTAATAGGATTCTCCCTCACCAGGGCCTCCATAACGAAATCATGATGGCTGTTCCATGCCTCACGACGATTTAGTATGTGATATCTAGCACCACCCGACACCCTACCTTCCTGAATACAAGCCTTCATAGGAATCGTGGAATTAAGAGCACTAGACTCATAAATCCCCGAATCCCATCCAGCAGGAAACATAGAATCGACTTTCTTCTCACAGTATGACATAAACCCCGGATCCGGTGAAGGACCAGGGGTAGACATCTTTTCGACATATGAGACAAGGTCGGGTGACGGTGAAGGCAAAACCTTCCGGAAAAGAAATAGGGACATGGCGATTGACCATCTCGACGAACGAGACAATCTCACGCATGGTGCATGCCACCTGTGAACCTTACCCTCAATCAATCCACCACAGAATGATTTGAGTTCAGACAAGCGCTCCTCATAGGATTCGGAACGTAGTACGGGCAACGGCAGAGAAACTCCAAAAAGCTTCTCCTGCAGTCCCTTAAATACTACAAACTTTCCCCTATAAGGACAACCAACCGAGAAAAACGATCGCGTTTTACATTCTCGGACCATGGTAATAACTATCCAGTGAGCGTAGTTATGATTGCAAAGGTTTTC